AAATCACTAAACTCACAGAAGAACCCCAATGCCGCACCTGTGGTGATGAGTTTCCCTTGGCGCGATACAACCTGAAATACCGTGTCTGCATAGCGTGTGCCACTAAACAACCTCCACCCACAAGGACTGTAGTGAACCTACATAAATCAAACCCTATCTTAATTACCGACATGAACGACTTGAAAGACCTTAACCCGAAATATATTAGGAGCGCGACATGAGTACATGGAACTTTAGAGTATTAGACGTTACCGATGAGAACGGCGGTGACCCGTACCTTATGTTAGTCGAGGTGCATTACAACGATGCAGGTGTGCCTGTTGGGTACTGTGACCCATGCACAGGTAACGAGAACTTGGAGGGCATTAAGCAATTGATTGAGTGGTACGCCCTTGCCTTGGCTAAACCTGTGCTGAAGAAGTCTGACTTCATTGGTAAGTTTGAGGACGATGACGACACAGCCGGAGATCAGGAGGACAAGAGTCATGAGTGACATAGATCACACCCAACATGAACAAGAGGAACGATGATGAAACAAATAATTGATGCGTTGTTCTGGTGCGCTGGTGTTGTGTTTCTTCTAGGGTTCTTCTGGCTGTGCCTTATCTTCTAGCCCGCTGAATTATTATTTTATTTAAAGGTATAGTATAACTATACATATCATGGTATAATGTAGTTGTGGTCGGGAGAGAACTTAACGAACGACACACAGTTAATCACTTACTTATCTATTCTTATAGGACTTAAATCATGTACGAACACGAATACACAAATACAGGTTCACCTACACCTGAAATGCAAACCGAGCTTACCAAGCCCAAGCACCTTATATCACTGGCATCAAGTGGCATGCTCGTGGCGTTGGAAGTTAGTGTGTGGTCTGCAACAAAGCAAGACAAGGCTATCAGTAATGAGGTTACTACCTCAAAGAACGCTGACAAGTCTGCGGGCCGCTACACCAAGAACTTACTCGCTGACCATCCCAAGCACAAAGCGCTGATGAACTATCGCCAGACTATGTACAACTGGATGAAACGCATGACCTACTCGTGGAACTCGGCGCAGTTTTACTTACCAACGGCTGAACTGCCTAAGTTTATGCAGGAGTACAACGCCCACGATGCAGAGTTTAATCGCACCCTCAACGACTTCATCGTCAGTTATGACTCTATTGTTTCAGACATGGCGTTCAAGCAAGGTGACATGTTCAACCGTAACGACTACCCGAGCGCAGAACAAGTGCGTAACAAGTGTGGCATGCACCTGTATGTGAACGATGTGCCGATGAACGACTTCCGAGTTGGCATCGCTCAGGACTTGGCTGATGATTTGTTTAATACATATTCACGACAGACTGAAACGATAATCGACAACATTGTGTCGCAACAGGCTGAACGCTTTACCGAGGTGATGGAGTCGATCAGTCATTGCTGTGGACATGATGAGGTGGGTGTTGACAAGCATGGCGATACGAAACTTAAACGCCGCAAAATCTATGACACAACGCTTAACAAGGCGCGGGAGATGTGCGAGTCGTTTAAGAACTTCAACCTGACCAACAGCCATGAGTTAGAACAAGCACGAGCCAAGCTCGAACAAACCTTGCGCGGTGTGACCGCTCAGGACTTGCGTGAGTCGGATGCAGTACGATATATCGTGAAAGCGGGTGTCGATGACGTGTTAGACAAGTTTGGGTCTTTTAAGTCTTTCAGCTAATACATTTATACATACCACAATTTTAGTAACTACTCCACAACATACTCATTCTTAATTCACTTATTACTTTCTTAATTCATAGGATTTTATATCATGAGCAAAATCAATTTCCACGACACAATGACAATCAAAGAACTCCGTGCGTACATCCCCGCAGTCGGTGAAGATTTGACAGTAGTCGTACAGTCAGAACCCGGATGTGGTAAGACCTCGCTGTTATCTATGATTGCCTCAGACAATGGGGACAAGTGGCGCAAGGTCGGTGACAACTACCCCGATGACAAGTATGACTACATCTACGTAGACTGTCCGGTCAAGGACATGGCTGACATTGGCATGGCTATCCCGAACCACGCAACAAAGACACTTGAGTACTACGTTGCATCGCTGTTCAAGATGGGTAACGGCAAGCCTAAGTATGTATTGCTTGACGAGTTTATGAAGTCACCCAAGTTAATGCAGGTGATCTATACGCGCCTGATGCTTGAGAGAACCGTAGGTGATGAGCCACTACCTGAGCGGGATGGTCGTAGGTCTGTCGTGTTTGCAACATCTAACAATGCCACAGATATGGTTGGTGACAGCATGCTTGCACATGCCGGCAATCGGGTATGTATTGTTCCAATGGCTAAACCAACTGTAGATGAGTGGTTGACTTGGGCTACTGAGGCAGGTGTCAGTCGTGTTATCCGTACCTTTGTAAAGATGTTTCCCCGATGCATGGCATCTTACAAGGACGGTGAGCAAGATGACAACCCCTACATCTTTCACCCCAAGAAGTCTGCGCTGTCGTTCTGTTCACCTCGCTCTTTGTACAAGTCTGATGCAATCGTATCCAAGCGTGGACGTATTACAGAGAATGCGTTGATGGTCGGTCTGTGCGGCACGATTGGTATGTCGGCTGCTAAAGACATGGCTGCGTTGTTGTCACTAGATAATAAATTACTTGATGTACGTGATCAGATTATCGTTGACCCCAAGAACGTGGCTGTGCCTGATGACATTGCAGCACAACTGATGATTATGTTTCAGGCAGTGGATGTGTTGGAGACACAAGATGAGTTGTCATCGTTTATGGAATTCGTAGGCCGTATCAAGTCATCCGAGATTCAGGCTGTGTTCTTTACCATGATGATGCGTAACACTCGCACCATTCGCTTGGCGCGGAACAACAAGAGTATCTCTGCGTGGGCTTCTGCCAATCACGAGTTGTTTTAATAACTGACGGTTCACAGTAGGGTGAATCACTATATAACTAACATCGCATAGGAAATCAAATGAAAGACAAACAAGAAAGTAGAATCAAACGCGCTCACATCATGTTGATGAAGCACCAACAGACAGCGTTGTACTCAGGCGTGATGCTTATGGGTAACACCGAGGTCGTTGATGGTTCTTTTAGCGCATACACCGATGGTGTCAACAAGAAGTATTGTCGGCAATTCTTGGAGGGTATCAAGGAGGACTCCAAACTGCGTGGCTTAGTGTTGCATGAGAATTTACATGTTGCGCTGAAGCAGATGCCTCGTGGTCGTGATATGTGGAAAGAGGACGCCAAGCTTGCGAACGTAGCGGCTGACCTCGTGGTCAATGACATCATCGTGAACATTACTGGGTGCGTGGACAAGACAACCGAGCGCATTGTGGAGTTACCTGATGGTGGATTGCATGATGCTAAATATAGTAATTGGTCAATGCATGAGATATACAACGACTTGAAGAAACAGAACCCACAACGTCAACAGCCCAAGCCACAGGGGGGTGAACCACAAGATAGTAAGGGTCAGGACGATGACAAGATCAACGTCAACGGCAAACAGTATGACCTGAGTGACCCACGACTTGACGAGCATGACATGGCAGGTACGGAGGAGTTGAGTGCTGACGAGATCAAAGAGCTTGATGGGAAGATTGACCGAGCTTTGCGTGAGGGTGGCATCCTTGCAGGGCGTGTGGGTGGGAACATTCCTAGATCAATCTCTGACTTGTTGCAACCTCAGATCGACTGGCGTGAGGAGTTGGCTGAGTTCGTGTTAAGCGCAACCAAGGGTAGTGATGAGTTCACTTGGCGCAAGATGAACAAGCGTCAGATGGCTAATGACATCTATATGCCAAGCGTTGAGAACGAGACGGTCGGTGAGATCATCGTAGCTATCGACACTTCAGGCTCTATCGGGTCGGCAGAGATCACAGAGTTTGCTACCGAGCTTGTTGCAATCTGTAATGCATGTACGCCTGAGCAAGTGCGTGTGTTGTGGTGGGATACCAAGGTGCATGGTGAGCAGATGTTTACGGAGAAGGACTACGGCAACCTTGCGGGACTTCTCAAGCCCTTGGGCGGTGGTGGTACACACGTCTCATCGGTCAGCGAGTACATCGTTAAGAATGGTATTAGAGCAGAGTGTGTGCTTGTGTTCACTGATGGTTACGTAGAAGGCAACGTCAAGTGGGAGATCACTTCACCTACGCTGTGGATGATTACACAGAACCGTTCGTTCACGCCGCCTGTCGGCAAGTCAGTTATGTTTAACAGAGATTAAGGAGAATATCATGGCACGATTTGAATATAAAGTATTAAATCAAATAACAGAGTCTACTAACCCATATCGTGGGACAAAAAATAAATACCCGATAGATAACCGTAAACAGTCACACAAATACTTCACCTCTGACTACCTAGATGGTGAGAAGGTATTCCGTATCTTTTATGGTAAGACATATCAAGCGGTGTATCTACCTAGTGACGAAATCGTAGCGCAAGCCAGAGCGAGAGGTGAAAACGTATTGTATGGGAACACTATGCCCTTTTATCATGAAATGAAGCCAAATGAAGTAGGTATCGTGCGCCCAGACAATACGTTTGAGTTCACAATTAAGCGGCTGCATCAAGGTCTTTGTATGTTCATCAATAATTTTATTAATGGATGGGTATATAGAAGTTCACGGCATGGTGGTTACGTATATGTCGTAAATATTAAGAACTATACAGAGGAAGTGTTTCATCCTGTATTCAAGGGTATACGGTTTGGGCTTGGCGAGAACAAAGATGTACATGAGTTAAGTAAGTATCGGTTGACTGGTAGGTCTGTTAATCGCAAAGAGTCCAAGCAGTTGATGAGTAAGTACTCAGACATGTTCAAGATATCCGAGATCATGGCTAAGACTATGAAGCCTGAAGACTTTGTGATGACAGCGGTTGAGGTAGTGAACACAGCGTATAACATTGATCTGACTAACGCGCCTAACTCATACTTACATATGGATGATGAGAAACATGATGAGGTGCTGATGAGGGCGGAAGAACAAGTCAGTTTTGCGCCGCTCGATTCATTACTTTTATTCGGGAGACACTTAGGCGTAGATGGTTTACAGTTTTATCGTTTATATAAACAGGCTAAAAATATTACAGGCGATACGTCTACAGGATACACCGCCTACTACTCCCGCTTGCTAGACCCATTGACCGCAGTAAAGGCAGTCAAGCGTAAGCTATCCAAGTTTCTGTATGAGCGCAACCCAGAAGTTATGAAAGTGTGTGAGCTTGAAGCAGGTAAGCGGTATCCGCAGAGTGACTGGGGATTCACCATCACGGTGAACGGCAAAGAAGTTGAACAATATTAATTCAGGAGATTTAAATGAGCGATTACATTTTTGATGGATGCGAGTCAGAAGAACTCGAACAAACCATCCTCAACAACAAGGCACTCCCCCTCATCCGTGAGCTTGCGTTCAAGTACAAGTTAAAAGTACTCAAGACCGTGAAAAGTAATGACGTAGCAGATGGGGGTGTTAATTTTGTTATGGCTAAGTCGGAGGGTATAGTAGCGGGCTTTCCCATCGGTGAGGTTAGCTATATCATAGAGCGCACATATAAATTAGGTGAGGAGGTATATACAGATTGCTTTAGCTATTACTCACCTTACTTTCAGAAGTCGCGCGGTAGAACTGAGCGTGATCGCAGGACTATCAAGATTCAAAAACTGGCATCACTTATGGCTACTATAAAAAGAATGGATGCTATCCCTGAAGACATTGATATTCAGAACTTTCAAGTAGACAGTATGCGGGATGGTTATAGACGCACCGCAGCACACTTGGGTAGAGTTGACAGGGATTCGGTTCTTGAGTCAAAACATATTCAAGCGTTAGTTAAAAATGTAATTGACGGTTCACCTGTACCTACAGATATGTTACATATCTGTAAAAGACAACTTGACATCTTTAACGCCGCAGATAAAATTGAGTCTGACAAAGTTAATGAACTCAAGAGAATGTTTGCTACAGAATTCTATGCTATCGGCGCAAACCGTAACGGCGACATGATGTTAGGCACATTACGTCTTGAGACGGACTTCAAACAATGCTCAGCATACAGTTCAGATGAATTCAAACTCATCAAGCCATTCAAGCGCATCAAGTCTATTGAAGACGCACCGGAGATCATACCTATCATGACGATGTTGAAAGTCGCAAGTGAAGGTTCAGATAGAGATAGGTTATGCGGCATCCCAACTGATGCGAAGTTTTATCCTGAACTGGATTTGGTGGTTGAGTACTACCGCTATCCAGACTTGTACAACTTTGTCTGGGCGTTAACCCCATGCTAAAGGGAACGAACTTAAAGCTTCCCCCAGTCAGTCACAAAACTTTGCACAATCACGTCAGGGTATTTATGTTTAGGCAAGATAACTATTGGGTGTGGGTAGATACAAACTACACCCGAGTGTATGACGATGACACATTACCTGATGAGATTAAAACAAAACTAGCGATGGTACTGGCTACACCACGACACGGCAAGATACATACTCAGGAGGAGGTAGAAATGAACACGCTACTTCCGTACATTAACAACCACAACCCTGAACTAAACGAGGTAGGTTGGCAGTCAACTGAAAATCTTTTCTGCATCGTGTTACCTACACAATATTTAAATTCACTCAAGGGTGAACAACTAACTAAGGAACTGACATGAAAACAATCATTCACGTTAACCAACACGAGGTTAAAGCTAACGTCAAGAACGGGACTGACAACCCTGTCCTTACCGTCAAGACATACAAGAGCAACACCTACGCACATGAGGTAGACATCAAGGGGGACAGCAAGATTGTGTACTCCCCTGACAAGCCGCTGTCGTGTGGTGCGAGAGTATGGATTGAAACAGAAGCTGAAGTCATCATAAGGAGATAGGAATGAACGAACGAATCAAAGAACTAGCTGAACAGGCGGGGCTATACGTTGGAGTACAGGTAGCGCATGGGGTAGAACTTGAACGCTTTGCCGAGTTGGTAGCCGAACAAACGCATACAAACAACAAAGCCAAGTGGTATCAGGAAGGGTACGAGGCAGGGCAGCGTGATGAACAAGAGCACATTAAGAAAGAGCAACATCAATGTTACGTTGAAAGGGGTAGCAAATGAAACTTACATTTATATCAGAGCAAGACGGATTAAAAGTCGAAATGAATTTCGAGGCTGAATTTATTTATGACATTGAAGATGCGTTTAAAAACTTTCTTCGTGGCTCGGGGTTTACCGTTCAGGACGAAGAAGATATGTATACAAAACAGGAGAATGTAGACACGCCCGAAGAATGTGTACATGAAGAAATCGAAATGCTGAAGTGGGAGGTTAAACGTGCTAATGAATTAGCAGAGTACAGGCTACAGTTGTTAACAAAGATGCCTGAGAATAAACCTTGGCAATCGCTGACGGATGAAGAGATTATGGAGATGATGAATTATGGGCAATACGGGCGCATACCCGAATACGCTAGAAACTTTGTTGATGCCATCGAAGCCGCATTAAGGAGCAAGAACCATGGGTGACAGACAAAATCTGAATGAAATCTTGCCCAGACCCCGCAGCAGCATGGCTGTTTAACGAACCAAGAGTCGAGCTACTAGGAGCTAATTATGATGACCGAAGCTAAAGTCAAAGCGAAGGTTAAAACTATTTTAAAGAACAAGGGCGCGTACTACGCCATGCCTGCAACAGGTGGGTACGGAACTTCAGGGGTGCCTGACTTTGTAGTTTGCTACAAGGGGAAGTTTATCGGTATCGAATGCAAGGCAGGTAATGGTAAGACGACTATGCTGCAAGATAAAAACTTGCGACAGATTGAAGACGCAGGTGGCATAGCGTTTGTAGTTAACGAAGAAAGTATTTATCTCTTTGAATCATATTTTAAATAATAGGAGTAACACAATGGAAACAGCATCAAAACTAACAAATAAAAACAGCGCATTTAAATTTACAGCGGGTGGCAACGTGCAAGCCATATGGAAGAAGTATGGATGGACGCCTCCGTCTGACTACCGTGAAGATTACCTTTTTAAATACAACAGAGAGGCACAAAATGAAAACTAGAGTAGTAACAATCTACTGGGACACCGAGAGAGACCTGACCACATATGAGTGGAGTCCCGCCTTTAAATCCTTACGTAAAATAGAAAGGCTTGATACTTTGCAAGACGCAATAAGTGATCTATCAGCAGAGTACGACAAGGAAATAAACAATGAATGACGAAGACTTGAGAGACTTGTTTGCGGGGTTGGCTTTGATAGGTATGTCCAGAGATATTACGGATGAACGTCGAGCGGCTATGTGGTGCTATAAAATGGCAGACGCAATGATTGAAGCAAGGTACGCCGAACCTGAACCTGAACTCGAAGAAGGCATTACATCAATTAAACCTAAAAGGAAAGGGAAATGAAAAAAAGTAATATGAAATCAAGAATTATGATGATGCTCAGACAAAACGTGAAGGCGAAAGACATTGCCGAGAAGGTAGGAACGTCTGCTAGTTATGTGTATTCGGTGCGAAGCGAGATGAAGGACAATGACCCCGAGATAAAAACCAAACTCATCGCCAAACCGCTTTCCGTATACGAGCTTCACTTGAAGAATTCTTTGGCTCAGGCGCGTAACGAACGCCCCCCTATTCGTATGCAAGCGTCACCTACTACTAATGTAGTAAAGCCCTATGAAACCGATATGGTGAACAACCCTACGCACTACACCGCAGGTGGTATTGAGACTATTGACTTTATCGAGGCAAAGAAGCTTGGGTACAACCTTGGTAATGCGGTGAAGTACATCTCACGTAGTGATCTTAAGGGAGACCGTTTGGAGAACTTGAAGAAGGCGCAGTGGTATCTTAACCGTGAAGTTAACAATATAACAAAGGATTCAAAATGAAAGCAATTATCTTTGTACTAGCTATAACACTAAGCGTGACCGCAACTGCGGCGATTAAGTGTGAACGCAACCTAGACGGTTCCACATGCTGTTGGGATACCGCTGTTGAAGGCCCTTTTAAACCTTTGTCTTGTTTATAAATCTAATCACTCAGGGACGTACGTATGAACTTAATTACTCTGGACTACGAAACCTTTTACTCAAAGGACGTAGGCTTTAAGAAGATGACCACAGAAGAGTACGTGCGTCATCCTGAGTTTCATGTGATAGGAGTCGGCGTAAAGATTAATAGCGGAGAACCTGTTTGGTATTCAGGCACTCACGATCAGGTGAAAGACTATTTAACAAACCTGACTGACTGGAGCAACGCTGCATTGCTCTGTCATAACGCGCTGTTTGATGGTTGCGTACTAGCGTGGCACTTTGGTATCAAGCCTAAGCTGTATCTGGATACGTTGTGTATGGCTCGTGCTATTCATGGCGTGGAGGCGGGTGACTCGTTGAAAGCCTTAGCTGAGAAGTATGAGCTAGGTGTTAAGGGTACAGAGGTGGGGGATGCGATTGGCATGAAACGTACGGACTTCTCGCCGCTTAGTCTTGCGGCGTACGGAGAGTATTGCAAGAACGATGTGCAGCTTACGTTTGATTTGTTTAGAGAACTGGTATCGGTATTCCCAGAAAATGAAATAAAACTTATTGACATGACACTGCGCATGTTCATAGACCCAGTCTTCCAAGTTGACGACGCACTGCTAGCCGCAAGGCTTGAAGAAGTAATAGAGGAGAAGTCAAACCTACTTAAGACTCTGATGGTCAAGCTTGAGTGTGAGACAGAAGAAGCTGTACGTAAGAAGCTTGCAAGCAATAAACAATTTGGCGCTCTCTTAGAAGAACTTGGCGTCAAGCCCCCGATGAAGGTGAGCAAGACTACAGGCAAAGATACGCTTGCACTTGCTAAAAATGACGAAGGGTTTATTGCGCTGACCGAGCATGAGGATACGTTCATCCAACAACTGTGTGCGGTGCGTCTGGGTACTAAGTCAACGATTGAAGAGTCCCGCATTGCTAGGTTCATCGACATCGGTGCGCGTAACAAGGGGCTACTACCTATCCCGCTAAAGTATTATGGCGCACATACAGGCAGGTGGGCTGGCTCAGACAAGGTGAACTTCCAGAACTTGCCGAGTCGAGACAAGAAGAAGAAAGCGTTGAAGAACGCCGTAGTCGCGCCCGAAGGCTATGAAGTTATTAACTGTGACTCATCACAGATTGAAGCCCGAGTACTTGCATGGCTAGCAGGACAAGATGAGTTGGTCGAAGCGTTTGCCAAGGGTCAGGATGTCTACTCTTTGTTTGCGTCTAAGATTTATGAACGAGATATATCTAAGGCAAACCCCGTCGAACGGTTTGTTGGTAAGACATGCATCTTGGGATTAGGCTACGGGACTGGCGCATTAAAACTTCAGCACACGCTCAAGACATCACCGCCCGGGGCTGACCTCTCAGAGGAACAGTGCAAAGATATCGTTTCACTGTACCGTGAAACCAACGATAAGATCATTCAGCTGTGGCGTGATGGGGACGGGGTTATACAAGACCTAGCAAACTGGGATAACGCCAAGCCATACTACTACGGCAAACACAAATGCTTATACATCAGTGAGGAAGGGATACGTCTACCCAATGGTTTATACATTCGCTACCCACAGCTATACCTCAACACTGATGAAGATAAATCCCGATACATGTACAAGTCACGTAGAGGGCCTGTGTCTTTGTGGGGTGGGGCGCTTGTGGAGAATGTAGTGCAAGCCTTGGCGCGAATCATTGTGGGTGAGCAGATGCTTAGGGTAAACGAGCGTTACCGAGTTGTTTTAACCGTACACGATGCGGCTGTAGTTGTGGTAAAAAAAGAAGAGTTGGACGAAGCAATGAAGTACATCATAGATGTTATGTCAACCCCGCCTGACTGGGCTACAGGGTTACCTGTGGCGTGTGAGGCTAATCACGGAGAGAGTTATGGAGACTGTTAATCTTTACGAGGAAGGTGCTGTGGATTGTGTCAAAGCGTATCATGTGTGGCAACTTAATACGCCGACGACAGGTCACGTTGTGCCATACGATATTTAGCGGGCAGGGTGGTTAGCCTCGCAAGCGTATTATGAGAAAGAAATTAATAAAATGACAGACCAGATTGATAGCTTGTGTATTGATCTGGAAATTAAACGTGGGAATATAAAGGAATAAACATGACTATCAAGAAAAAATCTGAAGCATTAAATAGATTTAAAGGCGAGTACAAACCTCCTCGCGCGGACAGGTTATCAATGCGTACAGGTTCTATGGACATCCTACAAGCACCTAGCCGCATTAGTAATAGCTTGTTTTATCCAGATGAAAAAATAATAAAACAGGTTGATAACAAAACACTTTCGGGGTAATATGTATACTTAAACTTTCAAGGACTAGCATGAGTTTTACATGGTCATACTCTTCGCTAAAAGACTACGTTAACTGCCCTCGTCAATACAAGGAAGTTAAAGTCCTTAAGCGATACATCAAAGCTCCTACTCAGCAGATGATATACGGAACTGAGGTGCATAAAGCGTGTGAAGATTATGTTGCCGAGGGTAAACCCCTAGCTAAAAACTATGAGCGGTTTAAACCCATGCTAGATGCCTTGAAAGAAATATCGGGGGTACGTTATCCAGAGCTTAAAATGGCTCTAACGCACGACAAACATCCTTGTGAGTTTGCAGCCGAGAATAGATGGGTGCGCGGTATTGTAGACTTGTTAATTGTGGACGGGGACTATGCGTTCATCGTGGATTACAAAACTGGCAGTAACAAATATCCTGATCCAAAACAGTTAAAACTGATGGCACTGATGACGTTTGCGCATTTCCCAGAGGTTCAGAACATTAAAGCAGGACTGTTGTTTGTGATGCACGACAGCTTTATGACGGAAGAATACAAGCGCAGTGACATTTATAAACTCTGGGGTAGTTTTCACAGAGACCTTGAAAGGTTAAAATTCTCTTATGAGACAGATGCTTGGATGCCTAACCCTACGCCTTTGTGTGGATGGTGTCCTGTCCGAGAATGTGAATATCATAAGGAACGGTAATGCCCTACGTAAATAAGAAACGCCCATATGAGAAAGAATACCAGCAGCAGTTAGAGCGCGGTGAGCATGACAATCGTATGGAGCGTCAGCGAGGTCGCCGCAAGATTGATAAAGAAGATACAGGTACGGTCACTAAGAAGTCCCCTAGACGTGCTGGTAAAGATGTAGCGCACACCAAAGCTTTAAGTAATGGTGGTTCTAATGCGGATGGGCTGAAGCTTGAATCCCCCTCAAAGAATCGTTCGTTTAAACGTAGTTTTAGTGGTAGCTTGGTATCAGAAACCAGCAAAAGAGAACGTAAAAAGTAGTTCAGGAATAGCGCCGCTGTTAGGCATGAGTGGGTGGCGCGGGGCTTTTGATTGTTATACCCTTTAACCATGTCAGTTGAGCGGCGAGAGTCCCTATCTCACTGCGCGTCAGGCTCAACCGACTTACCCCCGTAAGGGGTCTCTTAGTCAAAGGAACAGTAATGGAAATAGTGCAAGATCAAGCAGTGCGCTTTAAGTTGCAGTCAGACTTAGCACCCATCGTCACTGAGTATGTAGAGCGCAGCGAAGTTTTAAGCGAACAACACAACATAACAGATATGTTAGTGTACTGGGGCTTAAAAGAAATGCGCACCATAGCTAAGATACAAGACGATTTAAAAATACCTTCACCCATACTACGCGATTACAAGTGGCCCGGCATGTACACGCCGTTTGACCACCAGAAAACTACTGCATCATTCCTATCCCTACGAGACCGCGCCTTCTGTTTTAACGAGGCTGGTACAGGCAAGACATCGTCTGTTATTTGGGCGGCAGATTATTTAATGACTCAGGGATTGGTGAAACGAGTATTAGTGATATGCCCCCTGTCGATCATGTATTCAGCATGGCAAGCAGACATATTTAAGACAGCCATGCACAGGACAGTAGCCGTAGCATATGGTGACGCGCACAAGCGTAAGAAGATTCTCAGCGGAGACTACGAGTTTGTAATCATTAACTTTGATGGTGTAGGCATCGTGCAAGATGATATACCTAATCTTGGATTTGATCTAATTGTTATAGACGAAGCTAATGCGTATAAGACCGCAACCACTAAACGATGGAAGACACTCAACCGTATCTTAAAGCCAAGTACAAAGCTCTGGATGTTGACTGGCACCCCCGCATCTCAATCGCCTAACGATGCGTATGGATTAGCTAAACTTATATCTCCCGGTAGGGTACCCCGCACGTTCGGGGCTTGGCGCGATAAAGTCATGACGCAAGTGACTAGGTTTAAGTGGGCACCAAAACCCAATGCGCGGGATCAGGTGTTCAGCGCATTACAACCTGCGATTAGATACGCCAAAGCAGAGTGCTTAGACTTACCAGAACTTGTGTATCAGACAAGAGAAGTGCCACTGACAGCGCAGGCAAACAAGTACTACAAGACATTGAAGAGCCAACTGATGATAGAGGCGGCAGGTGAAGAAGTCAGCGCCGTTAACGCAGCCTCTGCACTAAGTAAGTTGTTGCAGATATCAGGAGGTGCGGTTTATACCGATACCCACGAAGTTATTGAGTTTGATGTAAGCCCACGACTAAATGCTCTGATGGAAGTACTAGATGAAACAGATCATAAGGTGGTGGTGTTCGTACCGTTCCGCCATACGATAGATGTCGTATCCAATTACTTAACTAGCCAAGGAGTAGCCAATGAAATAATACAAGGAAGTGTATCGGCAAGAGAGCGCTCAGAGATAATCAATTGCTTTCAAAATATGACCGCGCCTAGAGTGTTGGTCATACAGCCACAAGCTGCCTCACATGGGATTACCTTGACCGCTGCTAATATGGTAGTGTTCTGGTCGCCTGTTATGAGTGTAGAAACGTACTTACAATGCGTAGCACGAATAGACCGAGTTGGGCAGAAAAACAGCATGACTGTCGTACACCTAGAGGGGTCTGAAGTCGAACGCAAAATGTATCGGATGCTTCAAGGCAAAGTTGATTTGCATGAGAAGCTGGTAGATCTATATAAACAAGAACTAGGGGTTTAACATGAGTACAAATGTAGAAGAATTAGTAAACATATACTTGACAATAAGAAATCAACGTGAGAGCATACTAAGAGAGTACGAAGCAAAAGACTCTGAACTAAAGAAGGATCTTCAGAGTGTGGAGCAGTTACTACTAGCAGTTTGTAATGAAACTAATTCTGACGGTTTCAAAACAAGCGCAGGTAGTGTGACACGCAAACTCAACGAGCGGTTCTACTGCAACGATTGGGATAATTTCCGAAAGTTTGTGATGGAGAACGATGCGGTTGAATTGTTTGAGCGGCGTATTCATCAGGGCAATTTTAAAGAATTCATGGCAGGGCATGAGCAGGATGGTCTCCCGCCCGGTATTAACGTTATGAAAGAGTTTTCAATCACCGTCCGTAAACCAACCTCTAAATAGTCTGATTCAGTAAAGGAAATTAAAATGAGTAACGAACTCGCAAACCTGTTGTCCAGTAACCCCGCCCTCGCAGGGCTAGATGAAGATACCCTTGCCGTAGCAGGGGGCGGTGGTAAAGGCGGAGTCAAGCGCATCTCTATTAAGGGCGGTGTGTTCCGTAAATATTCTGGCGGTAAAGAAATTGGTGCTATCGAAGACCGACACATGAACATCATCATTGTCAAGATGGCACACAAGGCTTCACGTATGCTCTACATGCAGGGCTACAAAGAGGGTGAGAAGATCAGCCCGACTTGTTGGTCAAGCAACTCAGATGTACCAGACCCAGAAGTTAAGAGTCCTGTAGCTAAGAGCTGTAGCGATTGCCAGTACAGCGTCAAAGGCTCAGGCGATAACGGTATGGGTACAAAGTGTAAGCTCTCATGGCGCACAGCAGTTGTGTTGCCCGCTGACCCATCGGGAGATGTCATGCAGTTGGTGTTGCCAGCTACATCGTCTTTCGGTAAAGAGGATAACGGGCGTTGGCCTTTCCGTCCTTACATTCAGCACTTGGCTTCACACAACGTATCGGCTGGGCGCGTTATTACCCGCATGGCGTTTGATACTAAATCTCCAGTGCCTAAAGTCTTGTTCTCACCCGCAGGTGTTACGCCAGAGGCTGACTTAGAGACTATCGCTATGCAAGCAAAGAGTGCCGCTGCTGAAGCCGCTGTCAAGATGAGTGTCTATCAAGTTGACAATAGCGAAGAAGGTGATGGTGGTTTTGAACAGACACCCGCACTTGAAGCTGTAGCAAAACCTGTGAAGCGTGAGTCTACTAAGGCAACCGCCGAGCAAGCATCAGACGTTTCTGGTGTTCTCAAGAAATGGTCTAAGAAGGAGTAAGGAAATGCCACGGACATACAGTGAAAAATTCTTGTTGGAGATGCACCAAGCTGATCCTTACCGCGCAGGTGTTCAGCTTGCCAAGGCTTGTGTTAAGGCGAACTTACCCGCTAAATATGTAGCCGAGGCGCTTGGTGTTACCCGCATGACAGTTTACAGTTGGTTCCGTGGCAAACCTATCCGCGACAAAAACCAACAGGTCGTTGAGGTATTTACTGAGATTGTTGAGGGGGACATGATGCGAGGTATATTGCCAGCAAACAATCTTCAGCAAGCAAAGAAGTACATCGAAGACATGATCGGTAAGCCGTTGAAGCAATAAAATAAGGGGGGCTTCTGCCCTCCGCCCAAACAACTAAAGCGTGAGCAGTCACGCTTTTTTAAACTCTGCTCAAGAAATGATAAAACAATTTTATGAGAAGTTACTGCCATCGCAGGGGGTTTACTGTATAGGTGAGTTAGATAGGTCTGCGCCGAAAGGCAAGCAAATGCGTCACCACTATGCAGAAACAATTGATGAACTAATTACAAAAATTGAAGGCGTAAACAACCGTAAACATGACTGCTATGTAACACCTAGTACATTTATGCAGTACAAACGCGCTGCGTCAGAGTGCGTGTTTCACAAGTCTCTCTTCATTGATTTTGATGTAGGCGTAGACAAGGCAGAAGAAGGTAGTGGTTACGCTACAAAGGAAGACGCTGTAGCTGCACTAGATAAGTTTGTAGAAGACTCTGGACTGCCGCCGCCTGTACGTATCAGCTCAGGTATTGGGTTACATGCGTACTGGATATTTGCGGATGATATACCTGCAGAAGAATTTTTACCCTACGCCAAGAAGTTTAAGTCGTACTGCCGAGAAAACATAGCTATCTTTGATGAAGAGGCTGTACCTGCTGACTTGGCGCGATTCATGCGTGTAGTAGGTTCGACGAATTACCGCGCAGATCCGCCAGCGCTTTGTGAGTTCATCAATGAAGAAATTAATCAGTATTCGTTCGATGAATTTAAGAGCTTTCTTGGCGAACCCGAATTAGAGTCAGCTAGTGATATCCTAGCGCGGGTCAGTAAAGGGCTGACTGACGACGAACGCAAGATGCTTGGGCTGGATAACTTTAAGTATTCATTCGAGAAGATTGCGATCCGTAGTTTGGAAGGCAGCGGTTGCCCCCAGATTGCAGATGTAATTATGAACCCCAATACCATTAGCAGGAATACATGGGCAGGGGTGCTTACAGTCGCCGTTAGATGCGATGATGGCGATACAGCGATACATAAAATATCAGAGGACTACGACAATTATGATCCAGAGGAAACCTACAAAGTTGCCCATTCTTTTAGTGGCTGCCGTAGGTGCAGTTGGTTTGAAGAAAACTCCGACAACCCAGACCTATGTGGCGGATGCCCCAATAAAGGAAAAATATCATCCCCCATACAACTTGGAAAAGAAATACGAATCGCAAGAGCCTCGGATACGCAGGACGCAGTTTGGGAGAAATCGGATTCCAAAACAATTCAAGACTTTCCAGAATTCTTAAGACCTTACCATCGTGGTGTGCATGGTGGGATTCTGTATCAACCCGCGCCTGTAGTAGATAAGAAAGGTGTTAAACACGAGCAAGACCCTGTCATGTTACTTGCACACGACTTGTACCCGATTCGTCGTATGTTTAGTCCGATAGATGGTGAGTGCTTGACTATGCGCTTGGTACTCCCAAAGGACGGAGACAGAGAGTTTGTTTTGCCAATGAAACTTGCATACTCCAAAGAAGAATTCAAGAAAGCTTTAACTAGCCAAGGTGCGTTCTTTAATCAAAACTCAGCAGAGGCACTTATGAACTATGTAATTAAATGGGGACAGTATTTAGAGAGTGTTGAACGCGCAGACGTTATGCGCATGCAGATGGGTTGGACAGATGATAACAACAGCTTCATCGTTGGCACTAGAGAACTCACTCGTGATGGTAAAGACTTAGTAGCAGCAGCGTCGCCATTCATTAAGGGCTTAGTTAAGAATCTTACAACTGAAGGATCGTACAGTAAGTGGAAAGAATCCATGAACTACCTAAACGAACCTGACTTTGAAACCCATGCGTTCACAGCCCTGTGCGGATTTGCTTCACCTGTGATGCGTTATACATCTACATCAGGCGTTGTCCTTAGCTTGCATGGTAAGTCTGGTAACGCTAAGACCGGAGCTATGTACGGTGCGCTGAGCGCGTTTGGTAACCCCAAAGACCTGAGCATATTTGATGCTACGCAGAACGGCATGGTTGGTAGGTTGCTAGGTCTGAAGAACATTGTATTTGGTGTGGATGAGACATCTAATATGACGCCACTCATAGCATCGCAGTTGACTCACGCTATCTCACACGGCAAAGCCAAGATTAGGATGCAAGCTTCAGTTAATGCTGAGCGTGAGTACGAGATGAGTGCATCAGGTATTGGTATCTTCACTACTAACAACGGTATGTACGCAAAGTTTGAAGAACTGAAAGCAAACCCAGACGGTGAGGCTGCACGTATGGTGGAGTTTTTAGTGCGTAAACCTAGACAGCTAGAGGGTGAAGGCGGCGCAAGGCTTGGCGTTAAGATATTTGATACCTTCCGCACAAACTACGGGTTTGCAGGGCCTGAGTTTATACAGAATGTTTTTACGCTCGGTGAGAACTACATGCTAGATAACGTTTCACACTGGGGTGAACGGTTCGATAAAGACTTTGGGGATAACTCCACGTATCGGTTCTATAGGAACTTGGTATCAGCAGTCTTTACATCAGGCACTATCACAAACAACGTAGGCATTACCAACTTCACGCTTGAGCGCATATACAACCAAGTTATTTTAGATATGATTATGATACGGGATAAGGTAATTAAGGTTAACCGCACTGACTACGAGTCCATGCTTGGCGACTTTATGAATACAAACCTCGGCAAAGTACTGGCATTCAAGAACGGTAAGGTCGCGCTTGAACCACGTAACTCAATCGTGGCTCGTGTCGAAGCAGATAAGGACTTGCTGATGATATCAAAGTCTGAGATCAAGAAGTACCTGACTGAGCGCCAAGTAAGTACTAGGGAGTTTGAGCAGGACATGCGCTCACGCAACATACTAATTGATGATAGGAAAGGTAGGCTAACGACAGGATGGAAGTCATCGGTCAGCGCATCCCCGACTTATCTGTATTGCTTTAAAACTCAGATTCCTGATGAATGGTTTGGTAATGACCCCGAATCAGATTCTTGAGCCAGAGTGGATATTCCCGTTTGATGGTATGAACGTAGGGGACAGCTTTTTTGTGCCAACCCTACGTCCTGCTGAAATGGTTTACGTCATAGACTGTTGCGCCAAACGCGCACGTATCCGCATCAAGTCGTACCCAACTTATAAGGATGGCTGCATTGGTGTACGATCTTGGCGCGTGGGCTAGGGTTTTATATCAAAAGATTTGTACTTCTCAATCAGGTTTGCTTTTATTAAGCGCTGCATCAAAAGGTTAGGCTCTAGCATTTCCTGCCTATCTTTAGGTGAGAGCATTTCTGTCGGCATCATTCTGATTGACTTAGCTTCTGTCTGAAGTTTTTTCAGATCCCCGTTGATATCTTTAAGATACATACCTACTAGGACTTCGTCCATAGGATTGCGCTCTAAGTACTTAACGTAAGCTGTAGGATCGTTCTTAACTGCATTCAGGTTCGCTTGTTTCTTCATTAGCTGAGACTGAATCTGTGCAAACTCTCTGTTGTCTACGTTGCCCTTGTTACCGAAGAACGATCCAAATAGCAAGCTCTCCTGCTTGATGTTACGTGGCTTCTCACCGCTAAGTCCAAGCGCACCATAGGATGTCTCAAGCATCCGACCAACTCCATCAAAATAACTATTAGCTAAAAAGTACATAGAGTTAGGGTTTACATCTACGCCCACTTCATTGAACAAGTAACGTGCCGCATCTTTGTATGCTTCTGGCACACGGTCACCCGCAGAGAACGCATCTGCCATCCGACGATAAGGCTCGTTGTAGATACCTCGTCCTAGTCCGTCTTTGTTAAGCGCAAACTGTAGTAGGGGACGCGCTATGCTAGGTGTCAATGAGTCAATCATAAAGTTGACTGGGTTCTCAGAGAACTCCATCTTAGACACAGGCAGCGGGATAAATGAGTCAAGCGCGATGTCAGTAAAGATATTTTTAAGCGCCTCTTCCATCGTGCCTTTGCCAGAGACAACATTTGCTATCTGCGCCCCAGAAGCAGCGAACGCGCCAAGACCAAAGCCCCAAGGTAATTGGAACACAACGTTCTTACCCATACCTAGTGATTCAGAAATCTCATTCGGGATGTGAACCCTAAAGTAACGGTTCCAAGTCTTCATGTTGTCAGCGTGTACCGAGTTGCGCCCGAGGTCATCTTCAGGTGCCATAGTAGCTGCCATCATGTAGGCAAACACACCTAGACCGCCGAGCGCGGCTATCATAATCCAAGCGTTCTTCTGCTTTTCAGCGTATGCCTTTTCAAACTTAGCCAACGCTACGGGATCAGTCTTTATTTTGACAGGGAGGGCCTTAACCGCGCTACTAAGCAAGCGGAAAGCTGGGGTTACAGATTCAATAGCACGTACAGCACCGGTTGCAGCGGGACGGAAGAACATAAAGAGCGCACCCATCAACTTGCCATGCTCGCCTACCTGTTCAAAGTTAGCAAGGTTCTTGACATACGCCACAGCTTTAGCTGACGCTTGTGCTTCAGTTTTAGTTTTATCTTGCTTCATGAAGCGCTGCTTAACAATCCCATAGGCAGCGGCTCGACTACTGAATTCAAACATGTTGTTCCAGACGTCGACAAACTTTTCAAACTGTTCATAGTTTTTAATTACTTTGCCGCGCCCAAGTTCTTTGTTAAGTTCTTGTAATTTATCTTTTAACGACAGACCAGCTGTATACGATACGGCCCCGCCCTTATTAAGATACTCAACCATGTCCCTGACAAACGCATCTTTCTTGGCGTAGGCTTCCATGCCTTTAGTGTCGCCGTTCTCATACATGTTTGCTACTTTCATAGCCTTAAACAACCCGCCACGCGCCCCTACCTGAGAGGCAACCTTAGCAATCATACGTGCGCTATCCGCAGGGCCAAATTCAGCACCCAGAACAAAAGCGTTTGTTAGCGCGTCCCGCACGAAGTTCATAGGCGCGAATGCGTAGTTCCATCGGGTGTGCATCTTACCTATGAAGCCAGTTACCATGTTCATAGAGTCAACAAGCGGGTTGCTATCTTTGTATGTGCGGCGTAACGCCTCAAGCATCTCAGGCTTAGCAATCTCAATTACGTCTACTGTACCGTCCTTGTTGTAATGAAAGATGGTGTTCTTTTTCTTTGATGCTGGCAGCGCGTTATCTCTGTCTTTAAACTGAATTGGTTCCTTCGCAACTTTACCGTCAATCAGCCCTTGCAGCACAGCGTTCTTTATAGTCAAGGTGTAGTTACCGCGCCCAGACCGCGAAGCCGCGCGCGCAGCGTCTGACATAACCTGCAGGATCGGGTTATCAGGGGTGTTATCGCTACCTTCAAAGGAAGACTGAGCGTCTTGCAGTTCACGACCTCTATGCATAGGATCAAAGAACGCGTCTTTCTCAAACCTTGCCTTCATAGGCACGTAGTTACCCCAACCATAAAACGCAACAATATTGCTAACCGGATTTGACCAGTAGTTTGATACGCTGTTCATTCTCTGCGTAGCTGCTTCAATCTTACGAACGGCGTTTAGTGCCTCATCAATAGCTGCTTTTTGTGGGTGTTTATTGTATTCGTCTATAATATTTTTTACAGAGGCACCGTCCATATTAACCACATTATAGGTGGCATCACCTACATCTAGCGACGTAGAACCATTAGGACTAAAGCCAAGTGGTGTAACGTTCTTCTTGTTTACTACTGGCTGACCGTCAGCTCCTACCTTTACCTTACCGTTCTGATCAACCTCAAACATTATTGAGTTAAGTTTGTTGCGCAAGGTATCTGTCTGCGCTTGGGTTAGCTTGGTCTTAGACTCTAGCAGATCAAAAATCTGATTACGGACATCCGCCATCTGTGGTCTTAACGGCGCGGTCTTCATAAATTTAACAACACGACGCTCACCTTCGTGTAACGCAATGCTTAACATACCAAGCCTACCTATAGTTTTTTCTACCGTTGAGTTAGTAAGATTGACTAACTTATTAAGCGCTGTTTCTAGATTAATAATGTGTGGCAGAGCTTCCCTTTTATAGTTCATGCTACCGCGCTCTGCAGACAACGTAGCTTCCGTATAGAAATTATTCTGATCTGGGCCGCTGTACTGAATAAGATCAGATAAATCTGCTTGGTTCTCAAGCACCTTTATAGCGTGTTTTGTGTTTTGAAACTTTGTAACAAGACTGCTAGGCATCACTGCTTTAGCTAGGCGACCAAGAAGAGACTTAGGCTTATAGCCTTCCACAGAATATTTACCTTCTTTACCATTCTTAGTTTCTACCAAACTATCGTCAAATAAACTCTCAGGCTTAGTCGGCCCCATGTTTGTTGATTTGTTAGCGGGTGTAGCGGTCTTGGCGGGTGTAGCGGTCTTGGCGGGTGTAGCGGTCTTGGCGGGTGTAGCTGTAGTACCTGCAGCACCAGCAGCACTTGCCGCGAGCGGCGACATATCAATACCAGCTTCAGGTGTAGCAAGGATCTGTTCAAAGATTTCAGTTACTTCTAGCAACAAGTTGCCTTCAAAACCTTTCTCTCTGGATAACAAAGCCTTATTTGAAACCTTAATACGTTCTTTTTTATCTTTAACGTCAGTCTGCTTACCGGGTACAAAATCACCTACTTCTGTTGTAGTAAGTGCATCTGCGTCTGTGGCGCTATCAACATCTTCATACATTGCCTGTCGCGTTGTAGGACTCATACCTTCAGAAAAAGGCCCCACGAGTTCAGGGCGTACCTGTAATGTCTTACCCTTACCAGTAATCAAACCATATAGGTTGGCTAGTGAGCGAGTAAATTCTCCCCAAGCGTTACGCACTGCTGCGCCAAGCTCAGACATAGAAGTATATTTAGACAGATTACGTGACTGTATGTTTGCAAGCTCACCTTGGAAACGCAGGTCAGTTAAAGCGTAACCAACGAACTCATACAAGTTCTCAAATGCGTTTTTGTATTTACCACCAAGCCTGCCCTTAGTGAAGTCATATATTTTTTGTAAGTGGTCAAGCGCTTCTCGTTGTCGCGGGTCAAGCGAAGATGGATCTGTCAGGTATTGATTAATAAGTTTAACTGTAGCGGCATGAACAATCTCGTGAAGGACTGTAGCTTCATCCATACCTTCTGGAGTGAAGTAGAACGTGTCTGTCTTAGGGTCATATTCAGCAAGCTTACCCTCAGCTCGTAGCCGTTGGATCACTGGGTCATTTACATCAGTAATAACTGATGAATTAAACTTCACTCGTGAAAGTGACCCCGCTAAGAATCTAAAAATACCTGCGGATACTTTCCCATATGACTTAGCAAGAAAGCTTAAGGCTGCTTCTGTCGTTTTATTAGTTTTAGGTGTTTTTATGCCCCTGCCTTCATCGGCAATTATTCCTAACACACCATTTATGTCGCCGTCCTCAAGTGCTTGGCGCATATCTTTAGTTAAAGATTTACCTTTACCAACAGCTTCAGCTTCTTTGGCTTTGTTTTTTTCGTCTTCTTTTTGAGCGCGTTGCTGAGCAGCCGCCTCGGACTGCTTTTGTTGTTGTCTGGCTGTAGAACTTACAGAAATTCCCTGTGTTTGCAGTACTTGCAGTACTGCTTTTAATCCTGCGTCCTGCTGGACAGGCGCGTTCGATGTAACTATATCTGTATACGCTTTTTGTGCTTCTGGCGATAAGCTATCCCATTGCGGGAAATTAACATTATATTTTTTATAAGCTTCAGCACGGGCTTCGTTGTACCCATTTATAATACGGCGTTGTGTAGGTGTAACTTTCTTTCCGCCATAACCTTCACCACGCCCTGTACTATCTTTGTAGTCAGCTAAATTTTCAAGCGCATCAGTGTAATCAGTTGCGGAAGGGTTAGTGGGTAATTGAGATAAAAAGAAATCTTTTTCATCTGTCTCAAGATTGTCCCACTCAGGTACGTTTATTTCGCGCTTAGCAAGGTCTGCCCGCGCCAAGTTATATTCGTCTTTAAAGTCTTCGGTGACAATGCCTTTAAGATTCTCAACATAGTTACGCAATAAAAAATTAACGTCTTGTAAAGTAACAGGCTTTTCTTTTGTTGATTTTGGTATATTAATGCCAAGCCCTTTAGCAACGTTTGTTGCCTGTTTAAGCGTAGGTGTTTCTCCACCATTATCAATAGCGTCAATATAGTCAATAGCTTTTTGTTCGGCAGGGGTTGCTTTTGGTGTACGGGTGTTGGGTAACTCTTTCCCTTTTGTTTCAGTAAGCGCAGTATCACGCGCTGCTTCTTCTTCTTTATTTTGCGCAATACCCCGTTGCATCGCTAACTTTTCAGTTTCTTCTGATGTATCTTTTTGACGAGGCGTTACACGTTCTTCTGTTTTTACAACATCGGTGGTAGTAGCAGTGCCTTCAAATACATTAGGCGCAACCTCACGTACACCTCCCGCTAATACTGCTCGAAGGTTACCAACATAATTACGAATAATTTGATTTATATCTTGTAATGTAACTGGATTTTTTTTTGTTGATTTAGGTAACTGAATGCCTACCGAAGCCGCTACTTTTTTAGCCTGCGCTGGAGAAAACGATGCGCCTTTAGTATCAATAGCGTCAATATAACTAATAGCTTCTTGTTCAACGGGTGTAGCCTTACGCGCTCCAACTCTTTCAGCTACTGGTGTAGTGACAGCAGGTGTAGTGACAGCAGGTGTAGTGACAGCAGGTGTAGTGACAGCAGGTGTAGTGACAGCAGGTGTAGTGACAGCAGGTGTAGTG